ACGGATTACTACAGGATTTACTGGGAGACTCTCAAACTATTACAGTAATAAAGAAAAAAGGATTGAGCAGGATTAGCAATGGCAATTAAGCAACTAGATGGGTTAGGTCAGGAAATCTTCATGCAGAGGTATGCATACCCTGGTGAGACAAAGTATTCAGAACGATGCAAGGCAATGGCAAAACATGTTGCCTCTGCTGAGAAGGAAGAGGATATTGAGAAGTTCGAGAAGAGATTCTATGAAGTTCTGAGTACTGGTGATCTAGTCCCTGGTGGCCGTATCATTTATGGTTCTGGCCGTAAGCATCAGAACCTGCTTAACTGCTACGCCATTGAGCCTGAGGATACCGTAGAATCCATTGGTAAGACTATCCAAGACATGTATCGTATCTCCTGTGGTGGAGGCGGTATTGGGTTTAACTTTTCTAAGATCCGTCCAAAGGGTGACGACATTGGTAATGTGAAGAACTCGGCACCTGGATCTGTTTCCGTAATGCAGATGATTAATGAGGTTGGAAACCATGTTAAAGCTGGTAAGAATCGTAGGACTGCTCTCATGGCAGAACTTAATGTTGATCACCCAGACCTTCTTGAGTTTTTGCATGTTAAGTTGGATCTCTCACAGCTTACTAACTTCAATATTTCAGTAGCCATCACTGATAAGTTCATTGAGGCTTGCGAGACCAATGATGAGTGGACCTTTAGGTTCAACAACAAAGTTTATAATGTCTATCAGGCAAACAGAATCTCAAACGACGGGCACAGTGAGATCATCAACATTGTAGCCCTTAATGAGGAGGATGCTCTTAGCAGAGCAAAGCAACACCACCTCCGTCTATGGGATGATAAGTTTGAAGACATTCAAAAGGTTAGCTTCAAGGCCATTGACCTGTGGGATCGCCTATGGGACAATGCCGTGAAGTCTGGTGATCCCGGCATCTTCAACATTTCGTTGACGAACCGTTACACCAACATGTCTTACTTCCTAGAAATGAATGCCACCAATCCTTGTGGTGAGATTCCTCTAGATTCATATGCTAACTGCTGCCTAGGGCACATCAACTTGTCCAATATGGTAAATGAAGATGCATCAGATCTAGATTGGGGTCGCCTTGCAAGGACCATCAGAACTGGCATCCGTTTCCTGGACAACGTTCTAACGGTCAACCATTATCCAATTGAAGAGTGCAAGACCGCTGGTGAGAGATCACGTCGCATTGGTCTCGGAACCATGGGTCTTCACCACATGCTAATTAAGCTAGGGATCAAGTATGGATCCGAGAAGTGCATTGAATTCCTAGAGAGGCTATACGCAACTATTCGTGATGAGGCTTACCTAGCTTCCATGTATATTGCTCGCGAGAAGGGCTCATTCCCTGAGTTCAACTCAAAGAAGTATCTAGCCGAAGAGTTCGCTAAGACTCTCCCAGCTAGAATCCGAATGCTCATCAAGGAGAACGGTATCCGTAATGCTGTGATGCTTACTGCTGCTCCAACTGGAACTATTTCCATGGTGCATAGTGTCTCCACTGGTATTGAACCTATCTTTGCTCCTATGTATAATCGTCGATACCGTGAAGGTAACGCATGGAAGTCCACGATGGTTCTAGATCCAATGTTCAAGGAGGCTCTAATGAATGGTAGTGATGGAAAGCATATCGTTGGTGCTTACGATGTCACTCCTGAAGAGCATATGGCTGTGCAGGCTGCTGTTCAACGCTACGTGGACAATGCTATCAGCAAGACCATTAATCTTCCTGGTGACGCTACTTCCGATAGTATCTCTAGAATGGCTCTTAAGTTTGCTCCCTACTTGAAGGGTATGACGGTGTATCGGGCTGGTAGCAAGGGTATGGAGCCTCTAGAAGCTCTTCCACTCACAGAGGAGAACATTCAGAAGGCTAAGGCCCTTATTGCTGCGGAGCAGGCTGAAGCTGAGATGGCTCCTATTTCTTGCACTGTTGGCGGGGAGTGTGGTGCCTGATGATTATAGATTACTATTGTAAAAAGTGCGATAAGGTTTATACACGCTCATTTTACATTGAAGATAAAATCTACATGGAAGACGTTATTGTAAAGTTCCTATCTCAGGAGGAGATTGATTCTCTTCCTGAGTGGGATGACCCACGATTATACGAAGAATATAAGACTGTAGAACATGGTGATCTTCCTCCTGAAAGATTGGAATGCGCCCAGTGTAAGAAAATGATGATTAGACATATGGAGGATTTACCATCTCTCAAGGAAGGTAGAAACTCGATGTCTGCTTTGAAAGAGAGACGTAGATTTGCCGAGTATGGCATGGATAAAAAACAGGCTGAGAAATTTTACAAAGAATCAATAGAAGCTTCAAAAGAGAGAATGAAGGGTGGTGAGGAGCACTACAAGAGGGTTGTTCCCAACTACGAAGTTTTAGCGAAGCAAGGGATAGTTAAGAGAAACTCCGACAAGAAGAAAGCAGCAAAGGAAAAGTTTTTAAAGGATGCTAACATTAAGTTGACAAAGGACGGTACAGTTGGTAAGCTTTCCAGAAAAAAGCAATAAATCAGCATACCAAACCTATTATATAATATGCCTTACCACATTTCCGACAACACCAAGAAGGGGTGTCTATACCTTCTAAAGCACGATCTTGAGTTCTTCTCCGAGATCGTGCCTCTACTAAAAGAGCAGTTCTTCGATTTCCCAGCCTATAAGAATATCTTCTTGGGGATCAGGGGATATTATGAAGAGTATCGTAAGATTCCTTCAGACAGTGCTCTAGCTAACTACATTGTTAATAATGTCTCAGGGGCTATGGATGAAGGTATTGATTACGAGAATACTATTTCTGAGATTAATTCCTTTGATAAGTCTTGCTTGGATGATAGGGAGTTTATCCTAGATACTGTAGAAGAGTTCGCCCGACAGAAGGCAATGGAATCTGCTATTAGGAAGGCAGTTAGCATTCTTAATAATGAAGGTGACATTGGTGAAGTCGAGGAACTTGTGAAGTCAGCGTTGCTTGTTAACCGCAATGTAGATGTTGGACAGGATTACTTCGATGATGTGTCCAACAGAATCCTCAGATCTTATGAGAATAAAGGTGAGAACAGGATTCCTACTATTTTCCAAACTCACAACCACCACCTAGAGGGAGGTCTTTGCCCTAAGGAAATTGCAATTGTTGTAGCCCCTCCTGGAGTAGGGAAGTCCCTCTACCTTGTTAACCAAGGTGCCCATTGCATCTTGCAAGGGAGGAATGTGTTGTATCTTTCCTTGGAAATGAGCCAAGACAAGATTGCTGGTAGGTTCGACTCCGTCCTTACTCAGATTCAGAATGACAAGCTGAAGAAGCCATTGGGACAAGTTCGTCTAAAGGAAAGGCTAAATGAGATCAAGGAAAAGACCAAGGGCAGGCTCATCATCAAGGAGTTCCCAACAGGGGCCTCTAACGTAAATCAACTTAGAGCACTACTAGTCCAGCTAAGACTGCATAAGAACTTTGTTCCTGATGTAATTATTGTTGATTATCTTGAACTACTAAGGCCAAATAGAATTATTGATTCCGAATACCAAGCTCAACAGAGAATCGCAGAAGAGCTTAGAGGTCTTGCTGTAGAACAGAATATCTTGTTGTGGACTGCATCTCAGACTAACAGACAAGCTAGGCGTGTACATACAATTACTGATGCTGAGTTGGGGGACTCCTATGGTAAAATTCGACCAGCAGATTGGGTTATTTCTTTAAATCAGACTCAAGAAGAGTATGATGAAGGGACGATGCGTATCTACGTCATGAAGGCTAGAGACTCTAGACAACATTACAACGTAAACGCAACAGTGGACTACACAACTCTTCAAATTAGAGAGGCAGGACATGAAGAACAATCATCAGAATAGTTTCCCATTCATAGCCAACAAGAAGCACATCTACAACAAACTTATTGATAAGTCGATAAGTGGAGTAGATTTAGGATGGGGCTTTATGGAGTTTGAACTTCATTCAGGTCTATTTCATGGGGATACTAAGGTGGACGGACTCACAGAATTTGATTCCAAGAAGATAAAATTAGAGATGAGTCTTTCTGATTTAGATGCTCGTGAGACTATTATTCATGAACTCTACCACTGTATGCTTGAGGGTCTAGGGTTAGATGAGAGAAACTTTGATGGGACAAGAATGTTCTTGACCAACGAGCAGCTTGTGGTAGGATTATCAAAACAATCAGCAATCATTAATAAGCTAAACCCAGGACTTTTTTCCTTACTATACAATGTCTAGCATCGTAAAACTTGACCCAGAAAACATCACTCACACTCTTTACAATTCAATCTGCCAATCCATTATGCAGATTCGTAACGTTGAGGACGAGCTTTCTGAAATTACAGTTGTATACTCATACTATTATGGTATCATGACCAGAGCAAAGCTACTCCTCGATGATGCCAACGATGCTCTCGAACAGCACAAGGCTTCAACTCGAAATGAGAAGCGTAAGGATGGTAAACTTACAGCAGTTGCAGGTGAGGACCTCGTGAACTCCCTTCCAGAAACTTCTGAACTTACCTCTCTTGTTAGAACTCGTCAGGAGGCTTACGGATACGCAAAGGGTATCTGTAACTCCATTGAAATGAAGAAAGATATGCTTGTCCAGCTTTCAGCTAACAGTAGGCAGGAATCCAAGCTTTACCAATAACTTGTTAGCACTCAGCAAACCATCAGCCTAAAGGAAAAAACAATGGCAAAAACATTAGCAGAACTACGTGAGATGCATAAGCAAGCTATGCAAGAGGATAAGGAACAGCCCAACGGTAATGGAACATCCACTTGGGCCTCCTTCAAGGACGGAGATAATATTGTCCGATTCCTTCCTGGGAAGGAGAATCCTTTTGAGTTCTTTGTGGAAGGATCAGTCCACAAGTATCAAGACAGTGACGGTATGTGGCGTAACTACAAGTGCCGCAAGTCTCAGGGAGAAAAGTGCCCAATGTGCGACTTATACTTCGACCTTTGGAAGCGTCATAAGGAACTTAACCTTGGAAAGGATTCTGAGGGTAAGAATGTAAGGTCCAAGTACGGAGATCTTGCTACCAAGATCAAGGCAAAGCCACGATTCTATGCGATTGGAGTTGTGCGAGCCCTTGAGGAGGCTGGTGAGGATCCCGTCAAGTATATCGCAATGAGTAAGCAGCTATTCGATCGCGTTATGCAATCCATGTTTGATGAGGACTTCCAAGACGAGGACGATCCTGAGAACACCACAATCATCTCAATCGAACGCGGAAATGATTTCAATGTCAGAATCACTAAGCAAGGTCAGTGGAATAGCTTTATCGAGTCTGGTCCAAAGTACAAGAAGACTCGTGCAGGAACACCCGCTCAGGTAGCTGAGTGGATGGAGAATGAGTTGAACCTTCAATCTCTTGTTGAGATTGATAGCTATGAGAAGGGCAAGGAAGTTGTTATGGGCCTTGAAGCTTCTCTAAATCCAGTAAAGACAGAGAGTATTCTGTCTCAAGATCAGGAGGATCTACAAGTATGATTAAGAAACCATTTATCTTGGGCTCAATGGCCCTAGTCCTAGCCCTATCTTTTGCATCATGCAGTGTGCTTGATAGTATGTTTGATGATAAGGTTGTAACTACGTCGGACAACCTTACCGCAGAGGGCGCAGCAGTGGCTGTACCAGCAGATCTGGGACTTATTAAGCTCCCAGCAGATGTCCGTGAGCGTATTGAGAAGAGTGGACAAACTATTGTTATTGTTGACAAGGAGGGAGTTATCGACCCAGCTAGGGCTGTCGATATGACTGAGCCGGGGGAAGGATGGCTAGATGCAGTCACAGGCATTGGCCTAGGAGTAGCCAATGCAGTATTCCCAGGAGTAGCTGCCCTTGAAGCTTTGGGGTTATTGTTCTCACGAAGAAAGCGGAAGCATTATGGAGCGGCTGTAGCTGCTGTAGCTCCGACTGACGGCAGTGTAGACTTCAAGGAAGCAGTATTGTCTGTAGGTAGAGCAATCGGATTTGCTCATAGCTCGGAAGCTTCAAAGGAAGCCTATGAAGAAGAGCTTATGTAAGGGGAAGGCAAACTAGCAATAGTTATGGGACAAAGGTTTTAAACCTTTGTCCCTTTTTTATATCCATAGGGCTATTATTAAAGATGG